ACTTGGCAAGGCATACGACGGCAACACGGCAGCTCTTGGCAAGTTAGGCATTGGCTTATCGGCCGCAGAGCTTAAGGCTATGACATTCACAGAAGTCCAGACAAAACTCTCGGATCTCTTTGGCGGAGCCGCAGCCGCTAACGCCGAGACATTCGCCGGACGATTGCAGATTCTCAAAGTTACATTTGACGAGGCCAAAGAATCAGTCGGCGCAAAGCTTCTGCCAATCATTCAGAAGCTTGTCGAGTTTGTGGTCAATGAGGTCGTTCCAGCGTTAGGCAAGTTTGCTCAGTTCTTTAAGCCAATCACTGATGCGATTGCCGCCAACAAAGAAGAATTCCAGACATTCATTGCATTCATTCAGACTTATGTAGTGCCAGTGCTGGTCAATGTGCTTGGCAATGCATTTAAGACTGTTGGTCAGCTTGCTGGCGGAGTAATCACCGTCATCGGTGCAGTCGTTGGCGGTTTAAACTCGCTAATTGCCGGTGCCGTTGCAGGAATCAATGCACTCATTCGCGTGTATAATTCAATTCCATTCTTGCCTAATGTCGGCACTATTTCAGCTCCATCAATTAACATTCCAAAGGTAACAGTTCCAACCGTTAACTCAACTGCCGCAGTTCCAACGATTGTTGTTCCTTCGGTTACTGCCGGAGCAGGATCATCAGGTGGCGGCGGTGGCGGCGTAGCGGCTGCCGTGGCTGGTGCAGTCATTGCAGGTGGTGGCTTTACAGACTCACAGAACGCAGCCGGTCTAGCTGCCGGGGCTGGCGGCGGCTTTACCGATTCGCAGAATGCCGCCAACATTAACGTCACAGTCAATGGCGCAATCGATCCCGAAGGCACGGCTCGAACGATTGTTAGCGTTCTCAATGACTCATTCTTTCGTGGCACTGGCGGCGGCGACAACATTCTCGCAATAGCATGACGCAGTGGGCTCCAGTCTGGCGCGTTGAAGTCGCTGGCGCTAATATAACTGACTCAGTCCTTGCCAATCTGACAAGCACCTCAGGTCGGGCAAAAATCTACACACAGGCGCAAGCCGGATATTGCTCAATTACTCTCATCATCTTTAACCAAGCCGCGATTGACTTTGAGATCAATGACACTCTAAGCATTGAGGTGCAGAATACGTCGGCGGTCTATGTGCCTATCTTTGGCGGCTCGGTTGTGGACATCTCCGTGAGCGTTTCACAGGTTGGATCTAGCGCATATACGCAGGAAGTAACCATCACGGCTCTGGGAGCCCTTGCAAGGCTTCTAAAGGCACTCACAAATGGCGTCTTGACTCAAGACTTTGAGGGCGACCAGATAGAGAGCATCTTGCGCGAGGTGCTCTTTGCTCAGTGGCAGCAAGTACCGGCGGCCTTAACGTGGGCAACTTATGATCCGACCGAGGATTGGGCAGGAGCAGAAAACACAGGATTGGGCGAGATTGACACTCCGGGCAATTATGAGCTTGCGCATCGCTCTTCAAGCCGAACGGTGGTTTATGACCTTGTCGCAGCTCTTGCCAGTTCCGGGCTTGGCTACATCTACGAGGACGCGCAAGGCTTAATTGGCTACGCAGACTCGACACATCGCACGACCTACCTTGCCGCTAATGGCTACACAGATCTCACGGCCAATCACGCACTTGGTCGAGGCATCACAATCAAGACTCGAGCTGGCGACTTACGCAATGACGTCACCATTAAATACGACACCAACTCATCCAGTGAAGTCAGTGATCGAGATGAGGCATCTATTGGGCTCTATGGAGAGCTTGCTCAGATCATCACAACAACAATCAAGCATCAGGCCGATGCCGAGGATCAAGCCGCATTCTACCTTGCGTTGCGAGCCTATCCTCAACCTATCTTTGACTCAATTACCTTTGCGCTGACCAATCCAGAGCTCGACAATGCAGATCGTAACGCACTCATTGGCATATTTATGGGGCAACCAATAGCTCTCAATGACCTGCCGCTTAATATGGCTGCCGGCACGTTTCAAGGCTACGTCGAGGGCTTTACATTTCGCGCCTCTTTCAATCAGCTTGATGTCACTTTGCTTATGTCGCCACTTGCCTACTCAGTCCAATCAATGCGTTGGAATGACGTGCCGCCAAGTGAAACGTGGGCAAGCGTGTCGCCAATACTAGAATGGGAATATGCGACAATCGTCTCATAACAAAAGGGAGGAAATATGGCCAATCCAACGACAAATTATAGCTTTGTGCTGCCTACATCCACGGATCTAGTTACAGACTTGCCAGCCGACTTTGACGTTGCGCTGCAAGGTGTGGACACACGACTTAAGGCATTACAACCGGGAACAACATTGGGCGATCTTGCTTTTTCATCGGCAACGGCAAATACAAACACGCGACTTGCTATTGGATCAAGCAATCAAGTCTTAGGCATTGTTTCAGGCGTTCCAGCATGGATTGATCCGGACAACATTGCTTCAACTTATTCTGCAAAGACTGCCGCCTACACATTCGTCTCAGGCGATGAGGGCAACATATTCTCAATGAACGCAGCAACATCTGTTCAATTTAATATCCCAACAGATGCCACATTTAACTTTGCAGTCGGTACCGAGATTAATGTATTTTGGATAACTGGTGCAGGTCAGCCAACAATCGGTGCAGTTACCCCAGGCACTACAACAGTCATCTCAACAGGTGCGACAAGTGCTACGCCTAAATTGCGTGTGGCTAATAGCGGTGCAACTTGTAAGAAGTTAGCTGCTAATTCTTGGATAGTCTTCGGGGATATTGCGTAATGACACCAATGCTCGGAATTATGGCAAGCAGTATGAGAGGTCTTACTGTTTCAGGCGGCACACTTTTTACAAGCGGCGGATATAATTATCGAACATTCACCGCAGGTGGCACTCTTACTGTTTCAGGCGGCACTTTGGCGTGCGATATTATTGTTTCTGCGGGCGGCGCAGGTGGATCTAGCGGAGCGGGCGGCGCAGGTGGTTTTCTTGCCTTTACTTCACAAACACTCAGCCCAGCCGCTTACACAGTCACAATCGGCGGAGGTGGCAGTCAGGGCGATTTCGATGTGCAAGGTGGTTTAGGCAACGATTCACAATTCGGCACTTTGACACTTGTTAAAGGAGGCGGCGGAGGTGGTTTTGTTGGTGCAGCTGGTCAAACAAACGGAGCGGCTGGAGGATCGGGCGGAGGCGGCGCAGGAAGTTCAGGAGCATTAAAAACTGGAGGCAGTCCAACTTCTGGGCAAGGTTTTGCAGGCGGCTCTAATGGTTCCCAATTAGGCTCGCCTTTTCCATCTGGCGGCGGAGGTGGAGCAACTTCGACTGGCGGAAACGCATCTGCTAGTACTGTCTCAGGAAATGGCGGCGCAGGAACAAATGTTTATTCGACTTGGTTATCGGCAACCTCTTTGGGCGTAGCGGGATATATTAATGGCGGCGGAGGTGGCGGAAATTATGTAAACAGTGGCACGGCAGGGTCGGCAGGTGCGGGCGGAGGCGGCGCAGGATCGACTAGCACAAGAGGTTCGGCCGGCACTGTCAATACTGGCTCTGGAGCAGGCGGCGGCAAAGATAGTGCAGGTGGCGCAGGTGGTTCAGGTCTTGTCATTGTGAGGTATGCAGCGTGAGCCACTTTGCAGAAATAGACGCAGACAACAAAGTAATCCGTGTACTTGTTGGAGATAACTCAATGCCTAATGAAGGCTATGACTGGCTTATAGATAATCTTGGCGGCACTTGGATACAGACAAGTTATAACAATCGCATTAGATTTAACTATGCAGGTATTGGCTACACATACGATGAGGTGCGAGATGCTTTTATTGCGCCAGAGCCAGAGGGCAATCTAGGTTTAGATGAAACAACTTGTCGATGGATAATGCCGGAAATCGATGAGCCAATATCCTAACGGCACGGCCGCGCGGATCATCGATGTCGCACTAGCTGAAATTGGCACGATTGAGACGGGCGAGAATGTCACAAAGTATGGCGCATTCACAAAGGCCGACGGCTTGCCGTGGTGTGGATCCTTTGTAAATTGGTGCTACGACCAAGCTGGCGTCAAGATTCCATCAATGGTTTCAACGGCCGCCGGTGCTCATACAATGAAAGAGCAAGCTCGCTGGATA